TTAGCGGAGTTGCAACGGTGCTTTAGTGAATTATTATGGTATTGTAGCAAAGGTAAGTTAGGTTAGTCGCTTTATAGACCATGAGAGTTAAAACTTACTAATGCGTACTTTAGTTGTTAAATTAAATTTCACTTCAAGAAGTCTAGTCTTTATGGCTAGGCTTTTGTATTATATTTATTGAGGTGAAATTTAATGAAGGATAGAGTATTGAAGTTAGTAATTAGTGTAATACTTGTCATTGGTTATATTCTAATGGTGGTGTGCAAAGTGAGTATAGGATATATGATAATCGGACTGCTTGTAATAATTTTTGTTGCTTTTTTACTGGTTCCTGAAATTAAACAAATTTCAACAAAATATTTTTCATTGTCTAAAAAAGTTGATGAAGCAATGGTGCAGTATGAAGAATTTAAAGAAACAGTTTATCCAATTTTGCAATTAGAACTAGCTAATATCTCTAGTGTGGGATATATGGATGTAGGGCCTAAAAGTGATGAGCTTGTTGAATTTATCGAAAAAGCTGGAAAAATTAATATTGGTGATGATAGAATTAATAATTTAATTGCAGTGGCTCGTTCACAGACTTTATTAGCTTTCAAAGGAGAATTATCACACTATAACAGTAAAGCCAAAGGATTTATTAGTACAGGATTAAAACCTTACTATTCAGATGATTATATTGATAAAGATAGTATATTTGTCGATTTCAAAGGGTTAGAAAATTTAATTGATGAAATAGAAGATATTAAAACTAAAGGGAAATATCAAACTAAATTACATAAACTAAAACAATTCTATAATGAAAATTTTTAAGTCAGTCTATCAGGCTGGCTTTTTATTTTGCAAAAATAGCCATTTTTTAACAATAGAGTAAAAAAATAAGTTGCTATTGTTAAAAAACAGCGTTTTTTTAATTTTGCTTTGAAAGGAGATGAGTAGTATGAAGAAATTAACGCAAAAACAACAGAGATTTGTGGATGAGTACATTATTTCAGGTAATGCTACTCAAGCTGCAATCAAGGCAGGATATTCTAAGAAGACTGCTCGTTTTGTAGGTGCTGAAAACCTAACAAAACCTAACATTAAAGTTGAGCTGGAAAAACGTAATGATGAAATCAAATCACAGAAAACAATGGATATGCAAGAAGTGATGGAGCGTTTAGCTGCTATTGCTCGTGGAGAAACTGTTGAACAACAAGTGACTAATAAGGGAACAGTTGTGGAAGTTGAACCTAAAACAAGTGATCAAATTAGAGCAATGGAATTAATTGGTAAACGTTATGGTGCTTGGACTGATAAAAAAGAAGTCACAGGCGGTTTAGAAATCAATGTTGGGGTAGGTGATTGGGATGCAGACGATTAAGCTTAATTTTCCTAAACCTAGCAAAGTTCTCAATAAGCAGATTTACGATAGTCTTGAAGATTATTCTAAGTTCATAGAAGTCTGGTATGGTGGAGCTAGTTCTGGTAAGTCGTACGGCGTTGTTCAGAAGGTAGTTCTTAAAGCACTAAAGCAATGGAAACATCCACGAAAGATTTTGTTTTTACGTAAGGTTGACCGGACTGTTGCTGATTCGATTTTCAGTGACGTTAAGAATTGCTTAGAACGTTGGCATTTGTTGGACTTATGCAAGATTAATCAATCTAATCACACAATCACGCTACCAAATGGAGCTCAGTTTCTTTTCAAAGGTATGCAAGATCCAGAACGTATTAAATCTATTACAGGTTTATCTGATGTGGTCATGGAAGAAGCCAGTGAGTTTACTTTAGATGATTTCACCCAGCTTACCTTACGTTTACGTGATAAGCGTCACAGATACCGACAAATCTATTGTATGTTTAATCCAGTATCTAAGCTTAATTGGACTTACCTGAAGTGGTTTGACCCTACCAGGGCTACTAGTAGTGATGATGAGAGAACAGCAATTCATCAATCAACTTACAAGGATAATCGTTTTTTAGATGAACACAACATCCAAACGATTGAGAACTTGAAAAACACAAATCCAGCGTACTACAAGATATACACTCTAGGTGAGTTTGCAACCTTAGATAAGCTGGTTTTTCCTACTTACGATAAACAGAGGCTACGTGTTGATAATCTGAGACACCTACCAAGCTATTTTGGTTTAGACTTTGGTTTCGTCAATGATCCTTCTGCATTTATCCACGTTAAAGTAGACCAGAAAACTAAAACAATCTATTGTTTGGAAGAATACACCAAGAAAGGCTTGCTGAATGACGAAATAGCCAAAGTTATTAAGCAGTTAGGATATTCTAAAGAAGTTATTATCGCTGATGCAGCTGAACAAAAATCAATAGCTGAGTTAAAACGTAATGGCATTCTAAGAATTAGGCCTGCTAAGAAGGGACCCGATTCAGTTATTCAAGGGATCTCATTCATGCAACAATATCATATTGTAGTTGATGACAGGTGTGTGAAATTGATTGAAGAGTTGGATAACTACACTTATCAAAAAGATAGAAAAACTAATGAATACATCAATAAGCCGGTCGATTCCTACAATCACGTTATTGATGCAATTAGATATGCTTTAGAGCCTATCAACGGACAAGGTACACCTAAAGCAAGAATTATGAAGAATACATTATTTTAGGAGGTGGTTATTATCATGAATAAAATAGCAATAGGCCGTGGCCAAGTAGTTAAGGGAGACGTTTTTATTTTTCCAAAAGGCGAAACATTAAATGTTGATGACCTGTATGGCTTTATTGAGTATCAAAATGAGGTATGTCGCAGAAAGTATGAACTTAATTACGATATGTATGTTAGCAATCATCCAATTTTAAGAGCACCATTAAAAGCTTGGTCTGAGAATAATAAGTTAGTTGTGCCAATGCCAAAATTATTAGTAGATGAGTACGCTGGGTATTTTGGTGGTAATGCTCCAACTGTTCAATTAGAAGATGAAACTGATAATGACAGTTTACAAGCTTGGTTGAATGATTCTGAATTTGCAGATGAACATTCAGAGATAGTTAAAGCAGTTGGAATTTATGGAAGATCCTATTTGTTGGCTTATCAAGGTGAAGATTCGAAACCTAAAATAGCACACGTTGAACCAGATGAAGGGTTTATGATTTATGACGATACAATTAAAGGTGAACCGCTAGCTTTTGTACGTTATAGTAGAGATTATTTGAATCATTTCACAGGTACAATATATTATGCTGGCTTTAGTGTTGATTTCAAAGACGATAAGCTAGAAGAACCAGTTAATTATGTCTGGCATGAAGTACCAGCAGTTGAGTTTTACAGTAATGAAGAACGTCAAGGAATTTTTGATGGTGTTAAAACTTTAATTGAAGCACTAGACAAAGCTTTGAGTAAAAAAGCTGATCAGGTTGATTACTTTGATAATGCTTATTTGCTAGCTTTGGGGTTAAACCTTGAAGATGAGAACGGAAGAATACACATTGACCGTGAACAAAGATTTATCTACAGTCCAGACGCTGATGCTACTAATGCAACAGTAGAGTTTATTGGAAAGCCAGACGCTGATGGAATGCAAGAGAATTTAATTAATCGCCTAATTGATTTGATTTACTACACTAGCATGATTCCTAATCTACAAGATAGTGCATTTAGTGGGAATTCAAGTGGTGTTGCTTTACAATTTAAACTGTTGCCAATGCAGAACATGGCAGCTTTCCAAGAACGCAAATTTATCAAGAGTCTTAGACGTATGTTTAAGGTTCTTTTTGAGTCTGCAGACGGTGGTCAAATTGTTAAATCTATTAATAAGGGGAGTTGGTTAGACTTAAGATTTACCTATACTAGAAACATGCCTCAAAACATGGCTGATGCAGTAAGTACAGCAGTTCAAGCCTCAAGTTTATTAAGTCAACAAACAGCACTCGCAATGATACCAGGGATAGATGATCCACAAGCTGAGATTAAGCGTAAGCAAGATGAACAGAATGAAACTGTTAAGAATGCCTTTAACAGTATTCCTAATACACCTGATTATTTGGTAGGTGATGATAATGGCAATACCGAAGAATCAGAAGAATAGTAAATACTGGGATTTACGTTCAAAAGCAGAAAGAGATTGGATAACTCAAAATATCAAAAATGATGAGGAATTTAATGCCAAGCTTAAAGACTATTATGATAGAGCAATTTTAAAAATAAATCGTACTATTGAATCTGAGTTATCTAGGTTAGCAAAAAAAGAGAATATAGATATTAATGAACTTAAACAGAGGGTAAAAGACTTTGACGTTCATGAATATAGTATTGAGGCTAAACGAATTGTTGAAGAAGCTGATAAGTTAAGAAAACAAGGCCGTAATGTAACTTATGAAGATTTTAGTAAAGAAATAAATGAAAGATTGAGATTGTATAATGCTACAATGCGGATTAATCGGCAAGAATTACTGAAATCTTTAATAGGTTTAAATCTAATTGAGCTTGGTGCAAATGTTGATGCAGACCTGAGACAAAAACTAACTAAGGATTATACTGATGAAATTACTCGACAAGCGGGTATCTTAGGTGAGTTCAAGCATCCGATCTGGACAGGAAAAGAAGTTGCCAAGATAGTAATGGCTCAAACGGGTAGTGCTAATTTCAGTAAGCGTATTTGGGCTAATCAGGACGCACTAAAAGCTCGCTTGGATGCAACGCTTAGTGTGATGCTTATTCAAGGTCAAAACCCTAGAAAAATGGCTCAACAATTGCGAGATTTAGTCTCTAAAGAAGTAACTAATGCTAGATATGCAACAGAACGAATTGCTAGAACTGAAAGTGCTAGAGTTCAAACTCAAGCACAACTTAAGTCTTTTAGAGACAACGGTTATAAGTTTTGTAAATGGCACGCAGAGCCTAGCGCTTGTAAAATTTGCCGTGAAATTGCTGAAAATGGCAGTGGTTATGGTGTAGGTGTTTACCGTGTAGATGAAGTTCCTAGTTTGCCAGCTCATCCTAATTGCAGGTGTGGTCTAGGTGCTTACTGGGTGGATGAGAAGAGTAATTTATATAAAGAAACTATGAAGAAAAATCTTGTTTCCGGGCTAGAACGTAAGAAAAATAAATCCAAACGTATAACCATCAATAAAGAAAGACAAAGAAAGCTTACGGCTGGTTTCAGAAAAAATGGTGGAAAAATTTGGCAAGATGCTGGAGCAGAAGCATATTTAAAAGTGAGAGGGGTAAACGCTGTTGCATTAAGTGAAGATCTTATAGCTTTAAAAAATAGACCAACTATAAGTGAAATATTAGAAGAACTGTATCACGTTGAACAATTTAAAGATGGCAAGATAGATGTAACAAATATTTCTAGATATAAGGCTGAAATTGAAGCACAAAATTATTTGTTATCGGTAAAAAAGTTATATAATATACCTGAAGAAGAAATTTTAGAAACTAAGGCTAATTTACAGTACTGGAAGGAGAAATTAGAAAATGAAAGAAATAAAAATCATTAATAAGTTTTCAGCTCCTAAAAGCACAGTTTTAATTACTGACGAAGAATTACCTGAAGAAATATGGATTGGTGATAAAGCTAAAATTAATGATATAACATTTACTATTACTGGTGTTCCTATTTCAGATAGAAATACGTTTATGGTAAACGAAACTGACAAAATAAATGTAGGTCAAATTGTTGAGTTTTATAAAGCTTAAGCATTCACAATAAAAATTGTGGGTGCTTTTTTTATACATAAATTTAGGAGGTATGGATCATGTTTGAACTTGTCTATTGGTGTGGAATTGATAACAAACAAGGTGAATTTATTACAGAAATAGTTAAGATTGACAAAAGATATTATCTAACTTTTGATATGGGTAAATTTCTAAAATTTACCAATGAATTAGGTCAAGTAAATCTAATACCTATTGACAATATTAACAGATTGAAAGAATTAGATTAGTATTTTGCCTTTTTCCTGTTTGTAGGCGTTAAAGAACAACTGAGTAGCCTCCCAAGGCTTTAACTGCGAGAAGAAAGGAGTTTTCGTAATGGATAACGAAAATCAAGATGTAGAAGTTGAAAAGACTAATGAAGAAGTAGAAAACCAAGATAATGCCGGCAAAGTCGAGGAAGATAAAGCTGCTAAAACAGTCGAAAAACTTCAAAAACGTTTAGGAAAATTAACTGGTGATAAGCACGACTTAGAAGAGGAACTAGCTAATACCAAAGCTGAGCTCGAAGAGTATAAGTCAGGTAAAAAGACAGTGAAAAAATTATCTGAAGAAGATAAGGCTAAAAAAGAACAAGATGCTAAGGATAAGGAACTTGCAAGCTTACGTGCTGAATTAGCTCGTACTAAAGCTTTAAGTGAAACAAGTGACGTTCTAAAAGAACAAGGCTTAGATGTTTCTACTGATGTTTTAAATATGGTTGTAAGTTCTGATAATCAAAAGACTTACGCTAATGTTAATGCTTTAGTTTCATTTGGAGAACAAATTGCTAACCAAGTTCGTGCTGAATTACTAACCGGTAAGACACCTAAACGACAAACTAAACAAAGTGCTAAAGATGATTTTGCTAATGCGCTAGGACTTAAACAATAGGAGGATAAATCATGGCTACATTTAACTATGTGACAAAAGATAATATGGGTGCAACCCTTGACCATAAAATCAACCAAGGGTTAGTTACTACTGTTTTAGGAACACCAGATGTTTCTTTTATGAATGGTGGTAAATCATTTACTTTACGTGATATTACTGTTTCTGGATTCAAACCACATTCTCGTGGTAAGGGATGGAATTCTGGTGAAATTACTGACAGTAAGACGGTTTACACAATGACACAAGATCGTGATATTGAGTTTTCTGTAGACCGTCAAGATGTTGATGAAACCAACCAAGAATTATCTATGGCTAATGTTTCTCGTGTATTTATTGAAGATGAAGTTCAACCAGAAGTTGATAGTTACCGTTTTGCAGTAATGGCTCAAGCTGCTAACAAGAAAGGAAATACTGACAAGACTAAATTAACAACATCTAACGTGTACTCTAAGCTTAAAGCTGCAATTTTACCACTCCGTAAATATGGTTCAGCTAATATTGTTGGTTTTGTATCTTCTGCAACTTTAGATTTATTAGAACGTTCAACAGAATTTACTCGCAACATCACTAACCAAAATGTTGGCCAAACATCACTAGAATCACGAGTAACTGATATTGATGGAGTTAAACTTATTGAAGTACAAGATTCTGACCGCTTAAAAACTTCATACAACTTAACTGAAGGTGCTAAGCCACAATCTAATGCAGTTGATATTAATTATTTATTTGTTGTTAAGCAAGCAGTAATTCCTGTGGTTAAGGAAAATGCTGTATTTATGTTTGCACCAGGAGAACACTCTCAAGGTGACGTATATCTATACCAAAACCGTCTTTACCATGATATTTTCATCAGAAAGTCAATGGAAGACGGTTTATTTGTAGGATTGTCTGCTGATATTCCAGCAAATCAAACTGCTACTGTTGCTGGTGGTGCTTAATAGGAGGTGGAGCTAGTGGGCGTAATCGAGTTACAAGATTTAAAAACTATGCTCCAGTTAAACACAACGGACCAGGATGGATTGCTAAACCTAATCATCAAAAACACGACTAAAGCTTTGCGATTTAAGCTAGGTTTGAGTAATGGAAAGGAATTTCCACAAGAACTAGATTATATCGTGCTTGAAGTTTGTGTGCGTAGATATAACCGGCTTAAAAATGAAGGTATGACGTCATACTCTCAAGAAGGAGAGTCTATAACCTTTAAATCAGATGATTTTGACGATTTCCAAGACGATATTTCAGCTTGGAAAGAAGCTAATAACGTTCCCGATGCTAGTCTAGGAAGTGCACGGTTTATAAATCCATTCAGATAGGAGGTACTATGCGATTAGATACGGTTGTAAAATTCTATTCAGAATCTGAAAGGCACTACGACCCAAAAGCTCATGGTTATGTTGGTGGGGCGGTCTTAGTGGCGACGGTAATGGCAAATGTAACTGAACTTGGAACTAATCGCAGCATGGAACTCCTAGGAAGTTACACTGCTAACAGTAAAGTTGTTCGATTAGTAGATAGTGTTCCCTCAAAGTGGTCTTACTTGATGATTGGTGACAAAAAATATAGGTTGCAAACAAGTAGGCAAACTCAAAAAATGACTAGTTTACTTGTAGGGGAGGGATAGAGGTGTCACGTAGAATTAAAATCACAGGGGTTAAAGAATTAAAGGCTGCACTTGACGGAAATGTTTTGAGATTTCCCAAAGAAGTGAATGATATAGTTCATAAACATGGTGCTAATCTACAAGCCCAAACTCAAGCCAATATGGACCAAGCATATATTAAAGGATATTCGACAGGTGCTACTAAACGCAGTACTACAGTTACTAATAGCAATTTTAAATCAGAAGTTCAGCCACATACGGAGTATTTTCCATATTTGGAATATGGAACTAGATTTATGAGTAGACGTCCTACATTAGGCCCAGCTTTCAGCAAAGTAGAACCACAATTTAGAGCTGACTTAGATAGACTATTTAAGTAGGTGGAATAATGACACCAGATCAATTAATATACGACTATCTATTTGAATTATCATTGAATGCTGGATATACGACATATGACCATTTACCGCTAGAAAGCGAGAATGTACCATATCCATTTGTTGTTATTGGAGCAGTACAAACAATACCGATAACAACTAAAAATGCAGTATATGGACAAATAACGGTAAATATTGATGTCTGGGGAAATGCTGAGAGTCGGTTTGAGATCTCTAAAATAATGAATGATATATTCGTTCAAGCTATGCAACCAGTTTGTATACAAAGCTATTCAGTTAGATTGAGAATAGATAGATCAGATAATCAAATAATTCAAGATATGAGTGTTCCAAATACCGTCTTAAATCATGGTATGTTGACGCTCATTTTTAATATAAATTAGGAGTGAAGAATAATGGCAAAACCACAAGTAGTCCAAGGAATGGATGTTGTTGCATATGTTCGTTTATATGAAAATGCAAGTAAAGAAGCAGGTCAATTAATTCCTTATCAAACATCATTGTCATTCGACCCTCAACGTGATAGTGATACGACGCAAACTAAAGATGGGGTAGTTTCAACTACAAGTTCTTTAGAAACTGAAATTGAAGTTGAGTTTGTTAATAATATCTCCAAAGTGTCAGATGATCTTTATGATGTATTGATTAAGAATAAACGTGTTGAAATTTGGATTGTTAATTTAGCACGTCGTCGTAATAAAGAAACAGATAAAATTGAATATCATACATGGTATGCACAAGGGAAAGTTTCAGAAGATAGCAATGATAACGATCCAGATGATAACTCAACTCGTGATGTTACTTTTACAGTTGAAGGAGAGCCACAACGAGGATGGACAGAAATGCCAGAAGAAAGTCGTGAAGAATTAGCATATGTATTCCGTGGGTTAGGTGTTGTATCTGGATCTGATGAAAGTGGAAAAGGGACAGCTTGGAAAGATGCTGATCGTGGTACTGGAGCAGAAACAATTGCTAAACAAGAATAGGAGAATGAATAAATGATTTTAAAAATTAATGATAAAGAATGTGTATTACACTTTGGTGTTCGTTTTGTGCGAGAGTTAGATAAAATTGCTGGTGTCTCTAGCAAAGGTATCTCTTTAGGAATGTCTTTGACAAGAACATTACCAGCGCTACAAACATATGACCCAGTAGCTTTTAGTAATGTTGTATATGCTGCAGCTTACGGAAATAAGCCACGCCCTAAGATGGAAGATATCGAATCATTTATTGATAATGATGAAGATATTGAAAAGCATTTTGATGAAATATTAGAAGAAGTTCAAAATAGTACGGCAACAAAACTAGTGGCAAAAAACATGAAAGCCTAGATAACGAGCAAAAATTATCAAGCGAGCAGATGTATCATGAGATAGTTTTAAATTCGCTTGCTTATCTAGGTATGAAGTCAATTGAAGAAATTGAGCAAATGACACTCAATGAATATTTTTTGCGTTGTGAAGCTTATCAATTAAAAGTAATAAAGCGTAATGAAGAATTAGCATTGCAAGCATGGTATATCCAGAATGTCCAAGCAACTAAAGGAAGTGCCAAGCACCCTAAGCCAATGTTTACGAAATTTGAACAATTTTTTGATACTCAATCAATCATTGATGATATAAGGGCTAGTTTTGAAACTGATTATCATACCAATGCACAAAAAGATGAGCAGAAAATAAACGAGCAATTATTCATACAACGAATGAAGGAATTTAAAGAATTGAAGAAAAATGGTTTAATCAAGCCTTGGAGTGAACGGTCTGAAGAAGAAAGGGGTGGGTTCTAATGGCACAATCTTTTAGTGTGAAAGCAATACTTGAAGCAGTGGATCAAAGTTTTAGTTCTACTATAGATAGAGCTGGACAATCAGTTCAAAAATTTGGTAATGCCACACAAGATAGATTAGCTGGTGTTGGTAAGGCTATGACAGTTGCTGGTGCTGCAACTACTGTTATGGGTGTTCAAGCGATTAAGAATTTTGGAAGTTTCCAACAAGCTTTGAACCAAGCTGCAGTTATTGCTGGTGGAACTTCCAAAGATATTGACGGGTTAGCAGATGTTGCTAATCGTATGGGTGCTGAATTACCAATATCTGCTCAGGATGCAGCTAATGCTATGGTAGCTATGGCTCGAGATGGTGCATCAATTGGAACGATTAAGAAGGAATTTCCAGCAATTGCTCAAGCTGCAACTGCTGCTGGTGCTGATTTACAAACGACAGCCTCTGTTGTTCAGCAATCAATGAATATTTGGGGGAAGTCTTTAAAGTCTCCACAGCAAGCAGCAGGAATTTTAGTTCAAGTTGCTAATCAGTCAAACGCAAGTATTGAATCTATGCAACAGGCTTTAGCAGATGTTGGACCTACAGCTAGTGCTGCTGGATACAGTATGCAAGATACTGCTAATGCCATTGGATTACTCACAAATACAGGTATGAGTGCTGCACAAGCTGCTGAAAATTTAAATCATGCTATTGTTTTAATGCAATCTCCAACTAAGCAATCTAAAGCTTACATGGATCAATTAGGCATATCGTTTAGAGACGCTCAAGGTAACATGAAGTCTTTACCACAAATAGCGGGTGAACTTAATACTGCATTTGATAAAGCATCAAAATCAACTCAAGGTTTTGGAAAAGCACAACAAGATGCAGCATTAAAAGCAATGTTTGGTCAAGATGGTATGCGTGTTATGAGAACGCTCATGAAATCTGTTGCTGATGAAACAGACAATACCACTACAAGTTGGAATGCTTCATCTAAAGCTATTGAAAAATTTGCTGGAACTACTGCAACAGCTACTAAGAATTTAAGTTCTCAAGCTAATGAAATGCAACAAAATCTTGGTTCAAAAATAGAGCAATTGGGTGGTAACTGGGAAGCATTATCTAATAAAGCTATGGCTGCAAAAGGTGGATTTAATAGTTCTTTGCTAGATATGATGAACAGTACATTAGAATGGGCTAGTAGTTCAGACAGTAGTATTGCTAAAGTAACTAGAGGTTTTATAGGTTTATCTCCAGTTATTGGACCTGCTACTACTGCTTTAGGTGGTTTTATTACCAATGCTGGAAAAATCATGGGTGTAACTGGTGGTATCGTTTCTGGTTTAGGAAATGCCGGTAAAGTTATTCGAGTATTTGCAATGGCTGGTGGTGATATTAGTAAAGTAACACAAGCTTTAACAGTCCTTTCAAAAGAATCTAAAATTGCAAAAATAGCTTTAAATGGTTTAAAGGCTGGAAGTTCTGTGTTTTCATTTCTAGTTACTGCAACATCAAAAGCCGGACAAGCTTTTTCGGCACTGACATCAATTATGATGGCAAATCCATTCATTGCAATAGCTGCAGTTATTGCAGTTGTAGTTGCTGCTTTGGTTCTATTTTTCACTAAAACTAAATTAGGTCAGCAATTATGGCAAAGTTTTACCCAGTTTTTAAGTAGTGCATGGCAAGGTTTAGTTTCAATTGCTCAAAGTGTTTGGAGTGCAATAGCTAGTGCATTTACTACTGTTGTTGGAGTAATCAAAGGAGTATGGTCTGGCATTACTGGTTTCTTTTCTGGATTGTGGCAAGGAATTGTTTTAATAGCTACGACAGTTTGGAATAGTTTTATTACATCTATATCTCCAATAGTTGAAGCATTTAAAACGTTATGGAGTTCATTAACTGAATTCTTTTCTACATTATGGCAGGGAATAGTTACAGTTACACAAACAATTTGGAGTGGTTTATCTGCATTCTTTTCTACTTTGTGGCAAGGAATTGTAGCAGTTGCTACACCTATATGGAATGTTTTAGTGACTGTTATTACAACAGTTTGGAATACCATTAAGATGGTAGTTCAAACAGCTATGACAGTCATATCGACAGTAATTCAAACTGTTATGACGGTAATCCAAACGATTTGGTCTGCTATTTGGAATGTAATTGTAACTGTCGCTCAAACAATTTGGAATGTAATTAAAACAGTTATTCAGACAGCAATCAACGTTGTCTCAACAATAATTCAAACAACACTTACAATAATTCAAACAATCTGGTCTACTACTTGGAACATTATTGTAACTGTAGCACAAACGATTTGGAATATCATTGTAACGATAATTTCTACTGCTATTAATGTAATAGCGGGAATTATCCGAGCTATCACACAAGCGATTCAAGGAAATTGGTCAGCTGTGTGGAATACGATTAAGGGTATCGCTCAAACTGTTTGGAATGCAATTAAGTCTGTAGTAACGTCCGTTATTAATGCAATTAAATCTGTTATCACAAGTGTTATGAATGCAATCAGAAGTGTTATGACATCAATTTGGAATGCAATTAAGTCAGTAACATCTAGTGTTTGGAGTGGTATTAGATCAGTTGTAACCTCAGTTATCAACGGTATTAGAAGTACAGTATCAAGCGTTATGAATAGTATCAAGTCGGTGTTTAGTTCTGGCTGGAATACGGTTAGATCTGTAACATCTAGTGGTATACGTGGCGCTGCTAATGTTGTTAGAAGTGTAGCTGGTGGTATGGTTAGTGCAGGTAGTAATTTTGTTATGGGATTTATCCGTGGTATTACTGGAGCTATCGGTTCAGCGGTACAAGCAGCTGCTAATATGGCAAGACAAGCCTTAAATGCTGCTAAAGCTGCTTTAGGTATTCATTCTCCATCAAGAGTTATGCGAGATCAAGTTGGATATTATGTAACAGAAGGTATGGCAGTTGGTATTTTAGGCAACATTAAGAGCGTATCTCATGCTATGGACAGAGTGGCGGATGCAAGCATTATCAGTATACCTAAACCGGATACAAGCCAATTTATGAATACTATGGCTAGTTTAAGTAATCTACATAGACAAATGGCTACTGGATATGCAACAAGTATGACAGGAGAATTAAATTTAAGTTCACAACCAGCATACATTAATCTAAATCTTGGTGGATCTGATTATTCAACATTTGTTGATGATATATCTAGAAAACAAGGGGTAGACGCAGAATTTAAACGCAAGTATAGATTTTAGGAGGAAGTAAGATGTACGATTTTTACGATTTAAAGCCAAGAAATGAACCTGTTCAACAGGTTTTACCAACAGATGCTATCTGTTATAACGGACATTGGTTAGATACTGAAATCAATGGTTTTAAAACATTAACAGTTGCTGGGAGAGAAAGCCTTTCAAGGCAAATAAATGCTCCTGATAGTTCTGGAGACGGAGCTATTTATCTCAATTCAAGGTTAGAGAGCCGAAAAATCGAAGTCGAATTTGAGTTAAAAACAACTACTATAGATGAATTTAATAGCTCAACAGAAAGGTTAAAAGCAATTTTATCAGTACCTAATGTTAAAGTAGCATTCAATGATGATAAGAGATTTCATTATATCGGTTCAGTAGTATCGTTGGAACTTGAAAAACCTTTATTAATAACCAAAGGAAAAATGGAAATTGAATGTCCAGATCCTTATAAATATTCAGATGTTAAGACGTTACAAATGGTTAATCAATATGGTCCAATCAATGATGCTGATATTATGTATCCACAAAAACCAAAGACAATAGAATTTATATGTAATGATTTAACAAATGTTTCTGTGTCTTGCATGGGCAAGAAAATAACACTTAATGAAAGTGTGTCTAAAGGTTCTAAGGTTGTATTTGATTTTGATAATTTACAAGTCAAAGTTAATGAAGTGAGTCGATTAATGTCACTAGATTTAAGCTCAAACTTTAGTGATTTTACTATTATGAATGGAGCGTCAATAAGTTTTCCAAGTTCCAGTTCAAGAAAGATTACGTATGAGGTGAAAAGGTTATGATTATGTATTTATTGGATAAACAGCAAAATATCATTAAGGCTTTAGATAATACTATTGTAGAGGCTAGCATGATTGAAGAGATTAACGCTGCCAATAAGCTAACTTTTTCAGTAATGACTAATAGTCGAATTGATATAAGTATCCACTATGTATGTATTCCGGCACCTAAAGGCGAAGAATTTTTACTATTCAAGTTAATTAGTGAGACAGTTAAAAATGATAGGGTAGAATATACTGCAGTCGAAAGTGCCTATGACGAGTTGAAATCTTATGCGTATATTAAAGATGCTAGACCACAGGACAAAACTGCTGGAGAAATGTTAACGCAAATCTTACAAGGTACACGCTGGAGCCTTGGTTATATTGCTGATACTGCTAGAGCTAGTACAAATTTCTACTACATAACAGTTCTTGAGGCAATTCAAAAGGTTGTAGATTTATTTAATGTTGAATTGACTTTTACAGTAAATATTGACAAGAAAACTAATGTTATATCTAGTCGTAGAATTAACCTTTATACGCAACAAGGAAGAAGATTAGGTAAACGTTTTGAATACGGTTCTAATTTGTTAGAAGTTACTAGAGAACAATCAAGCGAAGATTTAATCACTGCCTTAGTAGGTCGGGGTAAAGGCGAAGAAGTATCTCAAGGCGAAGATGGTTCTCCTGATGGATACGGTAGACGTATTACATTTACTGATATTGAGTGGAAGAAATCTAACGGGAATCCTACTGATAAGCCAAAAGGTCAAGAATATGTTGAAGATAAGGATGCAACAGCTTTATATGGCTTTTCAGACGGAAAGCCAAGAATAGGCTTAACTACTTTTGAAGATATTACTGATCCTCAAGAATTACTAAAAGCTACTTGGGCAAGTTTACAAGTTGCTAAACGTCCTAAAGTATCATTTAAAGCAAACGTGCTTGATGTTGGAGATTTAGAACTTGGGGATACAGTAGCAATTATCAGACACGATTTAGGTATTGAATATTTTACGAGAGTTTACAAAGTAGATCATGATTTACTTGATAAAAATAATAATACTATTGAACTTGGAGACGATTTTAGTCAAAAAAGTTTGACGAATTATGTTTCAGATGTTGCTAAGATTACAGAAAATGCAAAGAATACTGCTGAATATGCAGTGAGTTCTGCTAATGGTAAGAATAAAAATTATTACAGTAAATCCAAACCACAATATGCTAATGAAGGAGATAACCTTTTTCTTGATTTAGGTAATGGAGAAACAGAGTATTATGTTTGGCATGATGGAAACTGGGAATTAGTCTTATCAACAGCTGATACTACTAGAGTTCAAAAACAAGTTGAAGAAGTGCAGAGAGATATTGCTGATGCAAGAGTAGAGGCTGATAGATTATCACAGGAACAATCTAAAACAGCCAAAGAATTAAGCGATAAGATTACAGATATCAGTGATAAAGCAATCAAGAACGCCAGTGATGTTAAAAGTGTTACTGATGATATTGCTAATGTTCATGCTGATTATGTTAGTCAACAAGCAAATCTTAACCAACAGAAACAAGATCTAGACCAAGCACGACAAGACGTACTATCTAATAGCAATAGAATTGATAAATTATCCGTTGGTTTAGATAGTGTGAATATTAATGTGAATAACGTTAATAGTAAGGTAGATAACATCAAAATTGGTGGAACAAATTTGTTGAAAGGTACAAGTCGTGATTTACAACAAAAGAGTACTACTAATGACTGGGTAAGATCACCTTACAATACTGATTTCTTTAGGAGCATATATCCATTAGACAATTTCACAGCAAGGGTTTGGATAGAAAACCCTAATAAGGATAGTTGGTTGCAAGCATGGGTTGGTGGTAATGGTCTGTTCAAGGGCAATGTAATTAAAGCTGGACAAAGTGGATATAGTGAAGTTCATGGAACACTTAATAAAGCTATTACTAGTGCTAACTTAGTTATTGGTGCCGGTGATGAAGTGTCTGTTTCATTGAGTTGGAAAGAACTCAAGCTAGAGAAAGGAACTATCGCAACAGATTGGTCGCCAGCTCCAGAAGACCTAGCAACCAAACTCCAACTCAACCAAGTTATCGACACGGCAGATAGCCACACACGCACTATCAGCGATTATCTGACTGGTAGTAATAGTAGGTTTACGCAGTTATCCAATAATGTAAATCTTAAAGTTAACAAGGGTGATGTTATTGGACAGATAAACCTTGAGGCTGGTAGAACATTGTTACAAAACCAGAAAATCTATCTAGATGCTGATACGGTTGGTTTTTCTGGTAAAGCATTTATACCAAGTGCTGCAATTAAAGATTTAGATGCTGGAAAAATTACAACAGGAACACTGGATGCCGCAAATGTCAAAGTTATTAATTTAGATGCTAATAACATAACAAGTGGATCCATCAAAGGAACTAACTTAGATATCAATTTGAATAGTGGAAATGTGTCGTTCCAAAAAGGACGAATACACGATAGTAATAACTATGTTGATATAAACATAGATAAAGGCTATATTTCGACAGCGAATAATTTGGGTAGACTTTTGTTTAAAGAAAATTCACTACAAATTGCTGGCTACAATACGTTTGATCATACTGATGATTACTATTTAAAAATAGATAATGGTATGAACGGTGGGAGCTGGGCTGGTGCAAATATAACTGGTCGTGACTATATTTCTATATCAAATAAAGCAAATAGTGATGGCTTTTCGCAAATTAATGCAATAATTCAAACAAATTTTGCTGGAATATCTGCTGGTAAATCAACTTTTGGATGGGAACCTACATTTGTTGGTGGAGCAGATAGAGGTGTATATATAGCAGGCGGGAAAAAATTTTCAAGTCCCAATCCATATAAATTAGACGAAATGCCTTCTATATTGATAGGAACAAATCAAAGTGGGGATGGTTGGTACAGTAACAGAGTAATAATTAATGGAAGTTACGTCCATATACCAGAAACATATAATAAAACAACTAGCGCTGCACCCAATGTTTATGTAGCTAATGACGGTGCTTTAGTTCGTTCTACATCTGCTGCCAAATACAAAACGGATATTGTACGTTCTCATGACTTGGATTATGGCAATAAAATTCTTAACGTTCCAATAGCTACCTGGATAGATAAGGCTGAGGCAGAACGTTATGCCAAAAAAGAAAGTGAACAAGAACCAGTTCGTCATTTTGGTATGATTGCTGACGATTTAGCAAGTGCTGGTTTGGAAATGTTGGTAACACGAAATAATGATGGAGAATTAGAAGGTATCCAGTATGACAGGATAGCTCCAGCTTTGATACCAGTTATTTCAAATTTAAAAACAAGATTAGAATTATTAGAGAGGAAATTATTAAATGAATAATAATGTAAATATGAATTCAGTAGCACAAAAACTATTAAATAAATTAGCAGTAGCTGAGTACAATAATACTCTTTTAGAAACTAAAAATGAAACATTAGAGGCAGAAAATAAACGCTTAAGATCTGAACTTGAAGAAAAAAATACTAAAAAGGTAGGTAAATAATAATGAAAGTAAATTTAAACAAATTATCTTATAACTTTGACGAAACAGGAGCAACAACATCAGTAACAGCAGAGTTTAACTCTCAAGACACATATCCAGAATTTTTAAATGCACGATTAGATATCGGTACTGATGATTTAGAACAGGAACAATCTTTTGACGACTTATCACGTAAACAACTTGAAAAACTAGCACTTAAGAAATTAGCTAAAATTACAGCTTATTCTGAATAGAAAGGGGCTGATTAGGTGCAATTCTTATCGAATGTAACACCACCGGAACCACCATTTCATCAATTAATGATGAATGGTTATTATAAATTGATTGATAATAAATTGATTTTTCTATTATTCATTGTCATTATGTTGGATATCTGTACAGGACTATATAAATCCATGGTACAGAAGAACACCAAAGATAAACCACACTCAACTAAAGGTATCATTGGGGTTCTAAAACATATGACAGTGTTTTTTTCTATAGTCGTTGTTTATCCTTATTTTGATATTCAAGGATTGAGTGTATATGTTGATAGTTTTGTTTTGGCAGTAATATCAACCTATGTTATCAGTATTGCTGAAAATTGGGGACAGGCTAAATTGCCAGGGTATCAATACTTTGCTAAATACTTAGCCAAGTTACAAGATGACTATGATGGTAGAACGGACTCAGAAAAATTAACTGACATTTTAAATGAAATAAAAAAAGAACATAGAAAGTAAGGAGTGTTAGCTATGGTTATGTACACAGTAGACGTTTACTCAGGGTCAGATGATTATATTATTCGTGATCCACATGCTCAAGGGGTTATCGTTAAAGCTACTCAAGGGACAGGATACGTTAATCCTAAATGTAACCACCAATGGGACTTGGCAGGACAATTAGGTAAGAAACGTGGCTTGTATCACTATGCTAGTGGTGGTAATCCAGTAGCAGAAGCACAATATTTTATCAATAATATCAAGAACTATGTAGGTCAAGGTATGTTAGTGATTGACTGGGAAGGTTACCAAAATTCAGCATTTGGCAATACTAACTGGGTCCGTCAATTTGTAGATGAAGTACACCGCCTAACTGGTGTATGGTGTGTCATTTATGTTTCAGAATCTGCTTTATGGCAAGTAGCCAACTGTGCAAAAGATTGTGCAGTTTGGGTTGCCAAGTATGCATCCATGAACTGGAACTCTTGGACGGTACCAAACATGAATGTGTCTAGTGGTGCTTTTGGTTCTATTGCTGGTTGGCAGTATACTGGCGGCGATATGGACCGTTCAATCTGGTATTTGGATGCGAATGCTTGGGATAAGTTTACTAAACCTGGAGCAAAACCACAAAATGAAACACCTAAACCAGTTCCAGCTCCTAGCCAAAACAGTGCTAAGTATGACTCATGGACTGATGATTTAGGGGTTAAGTGGTTTAAGGAAGATGGTAAGTTCACAGTAACAGTTGATGAAGGTATCGTTTTACGCTGGGGAGCAACAACCAAGTCTGCTAAGATTGGTGTTCTTCCAAAAGGTTCAGTCGTTAAGTATGATGCCTTTTGTCACTCTGGTGGTTATGTCTGGATCAGACAACCTCGTGGAAACGGACAATACGGTTATCTGCCAACTGGAGAAAGCTCTGGCGGTAAGCGTACAAGTAGTTGGGGCAAATTTGAATAAATAATAAAGCTCATCTAGTCCTTAAAAGGATTGGATGAGCTTATTTTTATAGCAAAAAAAGCAGAAGTTGGGTTGCTTGCCACCGCATCTGCTTAAGGGTATCTGATCTACTCGTCAAAGATTAATGTTTACGCTTATAGTGATTTTTTATCTTATCCGAAATAATGTCAGATAGTATATTTCCTAGGATGGTTAATCCTAAAGATAATAAAACTGGTATCAAGGTTTTCACCTCGATTCTGGTACAAATTAAAGATGGTTAATCCTATGTACCGAAAATTAATTATACACGATTATAAAAAAATATTCTATATGTACCAATTGACAATATTAGTATAATATATGTATAATACAGTTGGTATCAAGGTTTTTATAATCTCGATTGAAGATTGGTTATCTTCGAAATACGGTTGGTTACCGTAATACTGTTCATCACTCCTTTCTGTGCTTGCTCGCCAGAAAGGTTTTTTATTATTCTTAGAAAACATAAGACACCTTGTTTCTACTATTATGTAAGTAGAGGCAAGGTGTCTTTTTTTGCTAACATTCTTCTTAAACTTTCTTAGTATGCAAAAAGTATGCATTTTTTAAGTGATTATTTAATATAACATTGATATATAAGTGTTTGTATTGAAATTTCATAAAAGGATTGAATTTATTCGAAGATGAGTTCCAAGGTATGGAATTAGGCGGCCCTGTTTGTAAAATTTATTCTGGACAGGAAATCCTAAACAGATATCAAGAATCAATAGATAAAGACTTAATTCCTATACTACTTTTCCGTGATTATGGTGAAATGTGTATCAATATTAGACACTATAAGCAAGAAAAAGATTACTTAACTTATCCAGGTTGAAGTGCCTTACAATTGTTAGACAAAGTCTAGCGATTGTGAGGTGCTTTTTTCATATGACTAAATATACTCAAAAATTCAAAT